GCGCCGACGGGCGACGGCTCAGGCTGCGGATTCGGATTGGGGCCGGGCTCAGGGTGGGGTTGCGGGTTGGGCGCGCCCGCAAACCTCACCTCTGTTTCGGTGTCCGCCACGGTCTTCGCGTCGAAGTCCACGACGAACGCCGTCACGCTGTACGTCGTCCCGCTCTTGCCCCCGAAGATGAGCCGGTTCGTCGGCAAGTCCTTCGCGCGTTGCACTGGCGGCGGCGAGATCCGCCACGTCACCGACGCGGACTTGCCCGCCTCAACAGACAGGTCCGCGAATCCACCGGCGGGGATGGGCTCCTTCGCCCCGGTGATGTTCACTGCCTTCAGGGCTTTCGGCTCGATGCGGCCTTCGCCCCACGTTCCGCCCCACGAGTGCAGCACCGGCTCTGGCTTGCAGAGTTCGTGCGTATTGCGGGCGAACATCGCCGTGCCGCAAACCGCGCTCAGCGGGAGCGGAGTTGGGCGGTGGCCCTTCACCGCTTTCGGCGGCTCGATGTTGACGACGCTCGGGAACAGTCGCGGAACATCCGCGGGCGCGGCGCACAGAATCGCCGCCGTCGCCATCGACAACAGGGAGGCGGCAAGAACACGGGACAGCCTCATGGGCACCTTTCAGGGCGAAGGTTGAATCAGAGAACCAAGGCATCTCGCAGCGGCGTCATCAAGTCATTGCCATCGACGATGACTTCCCGGCCGTTGAACCGCAATTCAACCGGCACGCCGGCTTCCAGCGAGAGGATGATTGCGTCTCGAACGGCGGACCAGACATCCTTTCCGGCGAGCGGCTCGGCATTGATTTTCATCGCTCGAATCGCCTGCATCTGCCTCACGGGCACCTCGGGGAAAGACGGGCGAACGGAATCAGGATTCAGGCGCAGATCGCGACATCCGGCGGCATGGTGGCCCACGCGATCAATTCTTCGCCGGAGTAGAACACCGGGATGCCGAGACGCTTGGCTTCCGCGATCTCGGCCTCCGCGCCGACGGATTCACCGGGGAGCCGGAGCACGGCGTCACATCGACGGATGAACTCGAAATCCACCTTGAGCCAGTCCGCATGAGTGAGTTCGTTCGGTGTGGCACCGGCAACGGAGAACACCTTGCCAGCGATGTTCACCGGGCGACCGCCTTCTGCAAGACTCACGACCGACGAATACGGTGCGTGGCTGGCAGTCATGGCTTCGCCGCCGAACGCGGACCACATCGGGCAGATGGACGCAATGCCCGCCTTCGTGAGAGCGAGGAACGCGGCCGTGCCTGATTGATGTTCGCGGCGAGATCGCCCTTCGAGATCGGGCCGGCGATGTACACGAGACGCATCAGGCATCCTTCAGGGCGAAGGTGATTCACTGCTCGCCGCCGGGCGGATCGCTCACCGGCGGCAACTCAGCCAACTCCAGGTCCGTGGGGGCGTCCGGCTCGCTCGCGTCGTCGTCGTCCACGTCCACGCGCACCGGCGGCAGGACGTCCTCGACGAGTTGCCCCGTCGCAGGATCCTTGCGGAACTGGCGCGGCTCGCTCACTGACGCACCCTTCGGAGGTGTTCGGCATACCAGAGGCCGTACAGCACGGCCGCGAATACGCTCGCAGCCGCGGCGGCAGTCGCCTCGACGTACTCGGAGTGCTGCCAGATGTACCGCATGATTTCCGGACTCATGGCACCGGCACCTCCGCGAACGGATGCTGTTTGAGGATGAACCGCCCGACCAACTGGCCGGCGACGAACGAGGCGATGTCCACGAGCCCGAACTTGATCTGATTCCACGGGTCGGTAATCGCCTCCATCGGCTTCGCGCGATCGCCCATCGCGACGCCGATGCACACGGCGAATACAGGCGAGAGCGTGACGACGGCCCACATGAGCACGATGTAATCCTTCGGCGCGACCTTCGCGGCCGAGGGGTAATAGACGTGCCCGATGAAGACGCCGAACATGTACGCGGTGAGATGGGCCACCGCGGGGTTTTGAACGCGGGCCGTGAGAAGCGTGTACGAGATGGTCGCTTCGTTCCCGCCGGCGCGGTACAGGGCGTAGTCGATCAGGCCGCAGACGACCAGAATTCCGACCACGATAAGAGGGGTCCACTCGGCCACGCGGCGAATCCTTCGCTTCATGGAGGCTGCTCCGGGGTGCGGGAAGCGGATGCTCCGCCGTCCTCTACCCAATCGCAAACGGAGCCGGATACACGCCACCGAAAATCGGAAAAACCGATTGGCCTTAGGATATCCATAGGCGTTGCCGATTGCAACGGTCTACAGCAACGGTTATGGATTCGTCCGTTTGACGCAGTTCAGCATGAGCGTGCGCTCGTCGTTGTAGTTGCCCTGCACGAACGTAATGACCGCCCAATACGTCCGGCCCGGCGTCAGGGCGCCGGTGACTGCCGCGTCGATGATCCCGCGATAATTGCCGTTGCTGGCCGCGATGTAGGACAGCGTGCCCGTGCCGCCGCTCACCGCATCGCCGAGGGCGCCGTTGTTGTTCTCGTACAGGGCGTAGGTGCAGGTGCCCGAGTTGAGGTAGGTGCCGTCCGCGGCGTCGTTCGCCCCGAAGTATTTCAGGTACTCGTCGCACCCGTAGCGAATATTGGGCATCAGCACTCCTCGATCGAAGCGGTGGCGGACACGCGAGGCACAATCGAAGCTGTCGCATCGACTCGGCCGGTGATGCTCGCGGTGGCGGACACGCGGGCCGCGATTGACGCCGTGGCGCAGACGAGCCCGCCCGAGCCGAGCCCGGCATCCCACCCAAACCATCGCCAGATCCCGCGGAACATGCCGCCCCCTTACGTCGGGTCGATGGACCGGAGGCCGCCCACCGTCGTGGCCAGCCGCGTGCTCGTGCCGGTGTAAAGCTCCGTGGTGTCGTCCGTGCCGTACACCGTGAACGAGAGGCCGTCTGCCGCGAAAGACACCTTGTTCGCGCCGCCTTGAAGGAAGTAGTCGCGGGTGCGGCTGTTGCCGATGATGGACGCGCCCCACGCTGTCGCGTTCTCGGCGGCCGTGGGAAGGGCGTCGAGCTGGGTGTCGAGGTTCGCCGAGGCCAGCCCCACCGCCGAGCGAACACCCGCGGCATCCGCGGGAATCGGGCCAATCTCGAACACCGCGAGCACCACGCCCGTGATCGTCTGCGAATCGATCGTCTCGTCGTTCGGCGCGAGCACCACGGAGTAGCGGTAGCCGCTGGCGTAGAACCCCGCGTCAGTGTTGTCCGTCAGGTCGATGTCCACATCATGGAAGCCGGTGAGTGAATCGAAGGGCGACGTCACGGTGATGCCGCTCGACGAACTTCGCTGAGTCGCCGAGAACGCAGCCCCGTCTGCCGCGCGATAGATGCGGATGTCGGCCGCGTCGATGCTGCTCGACGGCGCGACGTTGCCGCCCGTGGCCGCGTGCGTGGAGAACTGGAAGCCCACGTGCGTTCGGCTGGTGGCGGTGTTGTAGTGCCCGAGGTGGATCATCGAACCAGCCCTCCGAGAAGCGGTGAGCGGCAGAGGCCGGAATTGATGAGGGAGAAGCCGCCGCCGGGCGAGACTGTGACCGAGTTGCTCACCGCCGGCGACCCCGCGCCGGCCGCGTTGCTGGCCGTGACGGTGCAGGTAAGCGTTCCCGTTGCGAGCGGCGTGTAGCTGCTGCTGTCCGTGCCGACGTTGGAACCGTTGAGCTTCCACTGGTAGCTATAGCTTGTGGGGTTTCCGGTCCATGTTCCCGTCGTGCAGGAGCAGGATTGGCCGACCGAGGCAGGTGAAGGGGTGACGGCGGGCGCGACGGAGTTGACCGGCGGAACAGGATCCGCCCAATCGTAAAGGAGATACGCGCCGGTCAGTCGCGTTCGATTCGCCGCGCTTTGCTCAACGATTCCGACTTGGCATCCGTCAAGACCGCTCGTTGTCCAAGCCGCCGAGGTTGCAGGATCGGTGTCGTACAGCCGCCCGATGGCGGCGTAGGCTGACGTGCTGGCGTAATTAGATCCCGTGGTCGAATCGGTTGAGCCGCTCCGCAAGCGAAGCCGAATCGCCCCGTTCGATGCCCCGTCTCGCTTCACGACGGCCATCGGACACGCGCAGTTGATGACGCCGATTCCGGAGGGTGAGGCAGCCATGTCCTCCGTCTCAGCGTCGTTTGCCGTGAGCGTGCTGAGCAGATAGGACGTGTCGCCGTTTTGCGGAAGCTCATTCACGATTTGGTAATGCGACCCGCTCCCGGCCCCGATGGAAAACGCTTGATAGGTTCCATTCGCATCCGGAGCAAGCAGCGAGCTTTTGCCCGCGCCGGGGTAAGCGGAGTTCGACGCCAAATAGTCGTCGTAGAAGAAATCGACGCTGTTGCCGTTTCGGTCGGCGAACTTCCCGAAGATCACACCGCCGTTGTTGGATGTGGACAAATCGCCCGTTCCGGACATCTCCGAAACGCCGTCGATCTTGACTTCCCATGCCGCTGTTGTTCCAGTCGCGGCCATCAGTTCGATGCGATACCACGTCCCGGCAGCAAGCGCGGTTGTTCCTGTTGCCATCAACACCGGAGTCGTTGCGGAGTCATACGCGACAAGAACGCCCGCCGAGCTGATGCGCAGTTCCAACTTCGAGGCGTTGCCGACTTGCCGCCGCACAGTGAATATCGGCTCGTCGTTCGCGGATGGCTTTGTGCCGTATCGAAAGTAAAAGCGATAGTAGGCGGTCGCCGCATTGTGGACCGCCTGTGCCCCTGTACCGGTAGCGACGAACCCGAAGACCGTTAACGATCCGACAGCGGTAGTGGTCGGGTTGCACCGCAGGGCGTAGGCACTCCACGCCCCGCGAGTGACCGAGGATTGGATCGAGGCCGTACCAGCGATCGCGGTCGAGCCTTCGACGCCATCGCCAAGCTCAAACCCGGTGAAGCGGAGCGTCGCCATTACACCAAGTCCCCGAATCCGAGCGTGTTGAAGTTTTCCGTCTCGGCCCCGTACACTTCGCCGTCAACCGTGACGCCCGCGAGGATCGTCACCAAGTCGATCCCGCCGCCAAGATTGAACGTGTGGTAACACCCGGCATTCGCCGCGATCACCGTCACATCATCCGCCCCGTCGCCGGTAAAGAGTTGGAAGTTGATGGCATCCGGAGCATCTACCGTGTAACTCTCGGCCACGCTCGCATCGTTGCTGCCATACACCTTGAGCGTGGAGAACGTGCCGCTCAGGTGGATGTCGTGTGGAGCCAAGCCCGTGATGCCGGTTGCGGAGATGTTGACTGGATTCGCCCGGCTCGTGCCGGTGTAATCGCTGACCATGAGGCTGGTATTCGCCCCGGCGTTCACCGTCACTTCCGCTTGGATGCCGTTCAAGTTGCCGATGTGCGTGGGAGCCACGCTGTTCAGGTTGACCTGTGTGTCGCCCGAGCCGCCGTTGATTTCGATGGTATCGAGCACCGACTTCACGTTCACCGTGTTCGTTCCGCCGCCAGCGTAGACCTCGATGCCGACGATGCTGCTCGCGGGGCCGCTGACGGTCTTCGTTCCACTGCCACGCCACCCGGCCGACTTCGCCCCGCTACCGAGCGTGATGTTCGTCAGGGTGTCGTTGAACGAGTAGGAAATCCCCGACACCGCCACCGTGAGATTGTTTGCCTCGGTTCCGCTGTCGATGAACGACGCCACGCCACCCACGATGTCAAAGAATGCGGGCGTGATGATGTCTTCCAGCCGCTCGCAGCCGAGTTTCATGCGTTTCACGGGAAGGCTCCGGGATAGGCAACGGCGATGCCGATTAGGATACCGATAGGCCGCACCTATTGCAATCGGTGAGCCCGCATCCGCTCACGCCTTCATGCCCAGCAATCGCGAATGCACGTCCCACAGCCGCTTGTCCGTGCAGAACAGGGACACTGCGCGGCAACCAGGCGTGGCGCCGATCCACCGCTCGCACGAGTAGCGGTCGCGGAAGTACGAATCGAACCGCGGCAGTTTGCGAATCCACGACGGGCGGGCCATCCAGAAGTTGCCGGAGAAGTGCTCGGATTTTCGCCACCAGTTCGGCCCGATGGCATCCATGCCCCGCAGTTTCGCAATGTTCTCCCGCCACTTGCCCACGAGTTGGTCCATCGACATCAGCCGCCATGCGTGGTAGACCGGCTCGGCCGCGGGATCGTGGCTGACGCCCTTCGAGTGCAGGTACAGGATCGGCTCGTCGCTCTCGGCGGCCATACGCTCGATCAACCGGATCGCCGGGCACTCCCACTGCCGCACGTCGTCCGAGTGGTACGCGACGTGGAGATCGACGCCCACGGCATCCGCCTTCTCGCGCAGCCAGTCTTCGCCCTCCCCGACATGCGTACAGACGATGCGAGTCAGCCCCGCATCGCGAAGCTGGCCGAGTTGCTCCGCGACGATCGGCTTCCACCACGGCCCCATGCCTGCGACGTGATAGACCACCCGTGGCTTGATCGCGTCGGCAAAGGCCTCGTCGTACATCCGCAGCGACTCGCCGAACGTCGGCAGGTGCGTGAGCGGCTTCGAGAGGCGTGCGCGTAGTTCCGCGTCGGCTCGGATTCGCCCGATCTTCGCACGGAGGTCGGCCACGTCGCCCGGCTGGTAGTGGAGGCCGTCGATTCCGTCGCGAATGATCTCGCTGCACCCGTAGACCGGCGTGGTGATCACCGGCAGGCCGTAGGCTTTCGCCTCTTGGAGCGACAGCGGGAACGCTTCGATGCGGGACGAGCAGACGTACAGATCGGCGACTTGAAGCCACTCGTGGGGGTTGTCCGCGTCGTGAACGATCGAGAGCCGGATGGTCGGATCGCCTTCGACGGCGGCGCGGAGGTCGGCTTGGCCCTTCCGCGGGTGATCGTGGCCGAACGTGACGATGTGGAAGCGGCGGAAGGCGGGTTCTTCCGTTCGGGCCGGCACCGGCGGGATGATACTCGGCACGACGCGGTAATCCATCCGCAGGGGCTCGTACACGTCCGCTGTGGACTGGCACGGGAAGACCACCTCGCGCGGGTAGCCGATCAACCGCTGAATGTGGCCCCAGATGTCGCCGAAGTCCTGCGGATTCGACTCGTGGAACAGCCACACGCACGGGATGCGGAGTTGCTTCGCTTGCTCTACCGCGGGCCAGGCGACCGTGGTGTTCGCCACGATGAGATCGAAGCGGCGGAACAGGGCGGGCGAATATTCGCCGACATGGACAGGGACGCCCGCAGCTTCGAGTTCGCGACGGAGCGGACCGTCCTGCGGCGAGTGGACTTCCACCGCCCACTCGCGAAGGTTCTTCGCGAGGTTCACCACGATGATCGGCGCGCCGGTGCGGTCGAGATAGTGCGAGCAGAGCAGGAGCCGCGGCCGCGGATCGGGGCCTGTCGCGGGCGGCGCAGCGACCGACGACTCGTACAGAGGGCACGCATTGCACCTCGGCAGCGTGCTCTTCGCGTTACCGCGGGTGCAGGTATCCGGTGCGTCTTCGCTCGGGTGCGTGCAGGCCCGCTCGTGGTTGCGTTCCTTGTCGCCGCAGGTGGTGCAGGCCGACGTGATCGAGCCCTCCCACTTGCACGGCGGGAGGAGTGGGAGCGAGGTCGCTCGCTTCGGCGGTGCCGCTTTCTGCTGGCCCGGCGGCGCGAAGTGCATCGGCATCACGCGAGAATCGCCGCCCCACGCCGCGCGTCGCGCCGGGTCCACCGCGAACGCGATGCACACCTCGCACTCGCCGGGGGCTGGCGGCATCAGCACCGCCCCGTTGGCCACGCGGTATCGGTCGCACTCGCACGGACGACTCACGTACAGGCCCCCGAAGGTGTCAAGACCACGCTCGGCACCGCTGTCCCGCCGTAGGCCGAGGAGTAGGCCGTCACCGCCGGGCAGTACGATGCGGCACCGGTCAGCGTCATGGACGAGCAACAATTCCCCGCCGTTTGGTTTCCCCACGTCCCGAGCACCTGCACTTGGTTCGAGCGAGTGCCGCTGTACTGGATCAGGCTCATGATGACGTAAGGCACACCAGCCAGCAGGCCCGCGGAGATTTGCAGATAGCAGGTGTAGCCGCCGATGGTCACATCCTTGATCCACGTCTTCACGCCGCCAGACGTGTACCAGTACGCGAGCAGGTGCGAGCCGTTGAGGTCCGCGAGGCAGGAGTCGAACCCGGCGAACGTGAATGCCCACGTCGCGGGACCGGGGCAGTCCGCACCGCCACCCCCGCCGCTCCCGAAGCAATCCGCGTTGCAGTCCGCCTCGCTGGAGTAGGTGCCGGAGCCGTCGAATACCTCGACACATCCGACGTTGGGGATGCAGTTCCACGATTGCGGCGGCGAGTTGGGGTCCGTGCAGTCTTCTGTCTCGGAGATGGTGGCGTCACCGGAGCCGCCCGCCGTGGCGGACCACGTTCCCGCGCCGCTGGCGAGAGTCACGCTGCCCGCGAGGAACCACGGGCCACCCGGCACGGCCGTGTCGCACGTCGGGCTCACTTCGACGGTGTAGGTCTTGAACTCGATGGTGCCGGGGCACGTCAGTTTCGCCCAAAGCGGCTGGTAGTACGTGGTGCCGATCCGAACCTGATAGCCGGCGAACTTGTAAACGCCCACCTCGAGACAGTCAGCGAGGATCGTGAAGTAAACGTCGTACCCGGACACATCCAGCAGCACCAGGCACAGCCGGTCCGCAATCTCGGAGCCGCACAAGGACACGACGCAGGGCCGGCACGTGATCCGGACTACCACCTTGTTCCCGGTGCAGGCCGCGCCGTCTTCGCCGGAGCAGATTCGCGGATCGTCGGTGGCGAACTCGACGTAGGGCTGGCCGTCCGCATCCTCGCCGCACCCGACCTGCTTCCACGGGATCACCTGCGAGCCTGAGCCGGCGGTCGGCACCCACGTGAACTTGAGGCACAGCCCGCAGTCGCCGCTCACCCGCTCCAGCCGAGGCGTGTAACTCTGGCCGCTCCCGCACGCCGTGGCGATGGTCATGTCCAGCGTCGCGGGAGCCGTCGTCGTGCCGTCGTCATCGTCGAGGTCGAAGGCGATCGTCTGGCAGCAGTAGGCAACCGCCGTGGTGTACGTCACCGTGTAGGTGCCGTCGTCCAGCGTCAGCGACCAGCCGGCGAGCAGCCGCACCGCCGTGACCGTGACGCCGCCTTTCGTCGCGGTCCACGTCTCGCCGGTGGAATGCGTGATCGTGTACGATTGGTTGAAATTCTCGTTGGGCGATCCAAAGCCCGCCACAACGATGTTCCACTTTCGCGGCGCACCCGTGCTCATCCCGCCGTCGCAGATCGTGGTCAGCACGCCCGGCGAAACCCCGTAGAGCAGATCCTCCGAGATCATCGCCTCTTCGTCGTCGTCGTATCTGAGGTCCGCCGTCTGTGACGTGTCGATGCCCTCGCACGCCCCGGTCGGAGTCCCCGCGATGGTCATGTGGAGGCACTTGCCGGCGCGGATGAGGCCGAGCATGTCGGAACAGTCGGAAGACGTTTCGCCAGCGGATGAAACAACCTGAATGAGCGGAACGCGGCCAGTGGTTTTGCCCACCGTGCGGCCCAAGTACGGCTTGCCGACAACCAGCCGGCCGTTCGCCCGCTCGCGAATCTTGCAGGTGATACCAGTCGAGTCCCACGCCAATGTGGTGTTGTTCCACTCGATGAATAGGCCGTCGTGGACGCCGCTTGACGGCGCGGCGGTCGGCTTCACCCACACCGACGGGAAAGCCTTGTTCGTCTTCGAATTGACGGCCGCGATCAACTGCTCGAGCCGAGGCACCGCGTCAATCGCTTGCCGCAGTTTCGCAAGGTCGGCGGCCGAGGCCGTGAGAAGTCCCACTTTACGCGCCCCCGGCGATCGCGAACTTGAGCGACTCGGTTCCAGTCCCGGTGAGATCCAGTGTCTTCACTGTACTGCTAACAGCCGTACCGGCGCCGTAGTCGTAGAAGGTGAACTCCTGGCCGGGCTTCAGCGTGATCGAGAACGCAGAGCCGAACCCGGTGTATCCGTTGGACGCGCCCTTCACGATGGTGATGTTGCCGGTGTTCGTCGCGGGGTTCCACGCGCGGAACGCGCGAATCTTCAGCGTGTTGAACGTCATCGCGCGCCCGCGAGCCGTCGTTATGCTCGTCAGATCGACGGTGGCGGCGCCCGCAGAGAGAGCTTGCGAGCAGAAGCCGCCTTCCGTCACGGTCGGCGAACTAGTGCCGTGCAGATTCAGGGACGTGTTGAACGGCGTGGTGGTCTTGCCGCCATTCGTTTCGTCCGTGTCGAACGTCTCGGTGATGTCGAGAGCCGATTTGTAGGTGATTGCGACGCCCATTGTTGAGTCCTCAGGAATCGTCCACGACGATGCTCAGGCGGTTCCACGGGAGCCGCTTGTACTTCCGGTAGTTCACGTACTCAGCGAGATTGTTGGCCACGTCGATTGGATCGAGCGCGGCACCGTTGCTCATGAAGATCGGCCACGGCTTCGACGGCGGGGCGGTTCCGAACACAATCGGCCGCGGAGTAACGCCGTCGTCGCCCATTTCCAGATACCCGGCGTTCAGCAGCACGTGATCCCACGTCTCTGCGTCGCCGCAGTGCCAGAACTCGTACCGCACCCGCCAGTATTTGAAAGGGCCCTTGTACTGCCGCCGCGCCGTGATCGGCTTGCAGAGCCATTTCTCCGCGTCGCCTTCCCACACGAAATCGCCTTCATTCAGCGTGAAGCGGAAGCTGTTCTTCTCTCGCACGTCGTAGGTCAACTCGTTCCGCTCCAGGATCAGCACTGTCCCGCCGATCTCGCGAGTCGGAGGCGGGTCAAACGGCTCACCAACCGGCACCGTGGCGATCACTGTTTGATCGTTGCTCGCGTCTCGCGTCTGCGCCTCCTCGCGGTGCCACTCGCCCCATTCCTGCACCGGAGGCTCAAGGGACGGGTCGTTCGACGAGCCCGAGCCGGTTCCGGGGTTGCCGCCGGCCCCGCTCCCGCCCTCCGGCTGGCCCATGCGGTCATCGCCGGTGATCGACTTGGTGCTGTACTCGCACGTCACCAGCCAGACGGTCCAATCGTCATCGTCCTGCACCGGCGTGATGCTGCGGCACAGCGCGAAGATGTCCGATTCTTCGTTCAGGTAGCTGACGTAAGGCGAATAGATCGCGGGAATGGCCTCGCCGGTGCCGGGATCCACCGCGAACATCGCCTCGATCACGCCGTCAAGCTTCGAGTTCGTGAAGACGCGGAAGACGCGGGTGTAGTCCCGCTCCATGCCTTCCTTGAGGCCGCCCTTGCGACCCGCGTGCGTCTCAGTGACCTTCCAAACCGCCATGTCTGGTTCCCGATGATCAGTTGTCGGCGCGAAGAAGCAGGAGCGACATCACCGGAACAGCCCCTGCGCCCTCAGGCCGGATAGAGCCTTGGCTGTCGCCTCCGTGTTCTTCGCCGTTTCCTCTTGTGCTTTCTTGGCCAGCCTGGCCGTCTCCAGAATCTTCTCTTGGATCGACTTGCCTTGACCGCCGAATGCAGCATTGGCGAGCACGGACGCCGCCTCTTTGCTACCCTTCGACATGGCCTCCGGGAACTTCGCCGCGGTCATGTGCAGGCTCTTCTCCAATTCGTTGAACGCATTCACCAGCAACTGCTCTTCGACGCCGGCCGACATCCTTGGCGAGATCGCGCCGAACGCTCGGTCGAAAAGACCGCCGCTCGAGGCTTGCATGAAATCGAACTCGCGGATCTTCTCGACGTCGCCCATCGTCTTCAGGAACTTGTCGAACGGCGTCGCGCCTGCGGCCAGTTGCTCTTGAACGCCGTCGAGCATCTTTTGCAACTTCGGCGACAACTGCGGGGAAATGACAATGCCATTGAACGCTTGCTGCACGATCGGCACGCCGCTCCGCGTGAACGCTTCCGCAAAGTCCTTCGCCCACTGATTGCCGGTGCCGTTGTCTTTGAGGTAGTTCAGCGGATTCAACGGGTTGATCTTGAGCATCCCCTCGATGCCCGCGACAGGGTTGAACAGCGCGATTCCGGGATTGATGATCCTGACGATCCGATAGATCTGCTCCAGGCCCTTGTACGCGCGGTAAATGCGATCGGCGATGCCGCCCCAATATGTCGCGGTGTCGTAAACGACGCCGGCCACACGCAGGCCGGCCATCCCCAAATCCTTCATCCCGTTGAACGCGCGATCGATCACGGCCGGATCCGAAATCAGGCCCGTCATCTTGTTGATTCCGGCCTGAATCGCATCCAGAGTCCCGGACGACCGCGCACCCTCCAGCAACCCTTTCCCCAAGTCCTGCTTGAGCAGCAGCCACGACGCCGAGATGCGATCCACCTGCCCCACCGCGCTCTTCGCCCGCTCTTCGAGCATCCCGAAGAACCGGCCGCCCGGCCCGACCATCCGGTTGAACGTCTCGGCGAGTACCGACACCGAAACTTCGCCGTCCTTCACGGCTGCACGGAACTTGCCGACGCTCATCCCGGCCGTTTTCGCCAATTCCTTGATCGGCATTCCGGCTTCGGTCAACTGATTGAGTTCCTGAGCTTCAAACCGGCCTGCCGCCGTCACCTGCGCGACGGCCAACGCGAACCGATTCATTTGCTCGGCTTCAGCCCCGATTCCCGCCGAGATGGTGGCGATGGCCTGCAACGTCGGCAGCACGTTGTCGAGTTCGTCCGTGGAGCCGGCCAGCGTCCGCATCGACTGGCCGAGCGTGAGCATGTCAAAGCCGCTCTTCGCCGACAGCGAGCGAATCTCCTTCATCCACTCGCCGCCGCGGGCCGGCCCGCCCGCGAGGAAGTTGACACCCAACTCCATCCGGCTGACTTTAAGCCCCTCTTGGAACGAGTCCGCAAGGAACATGGCGGCTTGCTTGCCGACGGCGCCGGCAACCCCGATTGCAGCTTCCGCCACCTGCCCGAACGCCATCGCCCCGACGCCGACGAGCGCACCAGCCAAGCCGCCGCCGAAACCGGCGACGAGAGCCGATCGCGCGAGGCGGCCAAACGAGCCCCATTGCAGCCGCATCCCGGACATCTGCGAGCCGGGCGGCGCCTTGTAGATGTTCTGCGTGCCAACCGAGAATTGCCGGATGTTGTTCTGGACTTGCCCGAGCGTCTGCTGAAACGGGCGAGCATTCCCCGAAATGACGATAGCCAGATTGCCGATGCTCGCCGCCATCTCACACCTTGCCGCCGAGGGCGGATGTCATTCCCTTCAACACCGCCACCCAATCCGCGTTCGTCTTCGGCTGCTTGTCGGCCACATTGCCCCACCAGTCCGGCTTCAGGTCTTCCGGGTTGACGGCCGCCGCGCCCTTGCCACGCCACGGATTGATGTTCGCCGCGAGAATCGGGGCCATCCAGAAATCGATTCGCTCTTCCGCAGGCGGCTCGTGCGCGAGCAAGACAGCCAACTCGCGCAACTCCCGCTCGGTCCACTTGTCAGCCAGCACGCTCGGCGGCTCCCCGGAGTTGAACGCCATGCGAAGAAGCAGGCGGCGCCGCGGGGAGCGTCTCAGTTTTTTGCGATGCCCTCGGCCTCTTCCTGACTCGCCCCGCAGAGGCCGAACGCCTTCGCCGCAATCGGATTCGTCACCGACGAGTCCAGCCCTGCGAGCATCTCAATGTGCTCGTCCTTGAAGATCTTCGTTCCGCCCTCCGTGACCACGCAGTGCCGAAGCAGGAGCGGACGATTGGCCTTCCGGCGCATTTCGCCGTTCGCCAACGTCGTCACGCACCCATCCTCAAACTCGTCGTATTCGGCGGCGGTGAGGCCCTTGACGTAGACGCGGCCGAGGCCGGGAACATCCAGCGGCTCGATCCGGCGTGGCTTGTCCGCAGCCGCCTGGAACATGGCTCGCATGTCCCGGATGGCGGCAACTTTCGATTCGTCTTCGGACATTCAGCACCTTGCAAGGAAGAAGAACGGGGCCGTTACGCGGCCTCCGTGAACGTGGGCGAGCCAGACCACTTGATCGTTGCAGGGATCGCCACCTTGTCTCCGTCACTCGGAAACTCGAGGCCGAGGCTCTTGAGAAGCCCCTTGCACTTGAATCGCGAGCACGTGGTCGGATCGGACAGATCCGAGCCGTCCGGCACGACGATGCGGAACCAGATCGGCTCCTGATCATCCACCAGCCCGAGCAGCAGCGTCTTCTTCGCCTTCGCGTACTTGATCTTGAGTGCCGTCTCGCCAGCATCCACGAACGCGCCGAAGAACGTCTTCCAGCGGTCGGTTTGGGACAGGCAGGTGCCTTCCTTGATGTCCTTCTCGATGTTCGCGCCAGCGATTTCCAGCAGACAGCCGAGCGTCGTGTAGCTGATGTCGTCCGTGCTGTACTGGAAGCCAACGCCGATCGACGATTGCTCGGCCATGTCAGAAACCCCCTGTTATCGCCGGCCCCAAATCACCATCAGGGCGACGCTGTTTTCCCGGTCCCGCCGTTCCGAGCCGTCTACGGGCGGCTCGATGCTCGCCGCCGTTCCACCCGTGATGCAGCCCGAGACGAAAATCCCCGGCTGCCACAGGCCCCGCGGCGTCGTCCCCGCGAACATTTCCAGAAGCACGTCTCTCGCGGCCGCGCACTGCTTTCGCACATCGCCGACCACCGACAGGTCGAAGTTGTCCCGGTGCAGGTCGTTCGCTTCGCCGCTCAGGTACGGCGATTCGTCGCCGCTCACAAACCGATGCACGAGACACGGGAACGCCGTCTGGTCCTGCGGAATCGCGCCCTCGAAAATCCGCGTCGCCGGAATCAGGGCCGTGAGCGTGGTGTTCGCTTTCAGGTACGCATCAAGGGCCTCTTCGATGGTCATGGCTTGTAGATGCTCTTGCCCTTGTTCGCGTACTTCACCGCCTCGCGGTAGATGCCCAACTCGATGTCGCGAATCACCGTCCGCCGCATCGTCGCCGAGCCGATGTATGCGTAAGCCGGAGCCATGAACGGCTGGCCTGCCGCCGGCCCGACTCGCGGCGTGAATACCGCGTGGCTGATCCTTCGCCGCGTCCCCGTCTTGGCGTTCGCCCTTCGCTTCTTCAGGACAAAGAACGCCAGCACTTTGGCCTTCTTCACCTGCACCGGGCCGCGGCCGCGTTCCGCCAGGTGGGCGTACTTCACGGGGTTGTACTTCCTCGCCCCGACGCCACCACCCGGCAGCGGAACGCCCGGGCCCAACCCACCCATGCCCTTCCGAGGGCCGATCACATACGCCCACACCAGCCCGCGCTGGTAGCTCCGATACCGAGTGCCAATCGACTCCTTGAGAAACCGCGTCGAGCCGACCGGGGCTTTCGACTTCGCGACCTTGGCCCCGGCCCTTGCCAGCTTTGCGATGCTCTGCTTGAGCACCCGGTTCTGCACGCCGTCGATCACTCCCTTGAGTGCCGCCTGGACAGACCTCTCACTTGTCAGGTCCAGATGAAACTTCGCCGTGAGAGTCGAGGGCATGTCGCACCTACTGCGTGATGCCCGTCGCCGGCTGCTCCACCATGATCGCCTGCAGTCCGCTGTCCGGATCCGGCGGCATGATCGCCGTCACGTTCACAATCAGGTTCGTGAGCCCCGAGCCGTTCACCTTCAGCCGCATCTTGGGCGTGCTGAACGCACTGTTCGCACGGATCGTCACCATCCCGGTGATGAAGCTCCGCACCTGCTCGCCGACCTGAACCTCGCTGCCGCCCGTCTGCTCGTACAGGCCCCAAACGATCGTCTCGGTGTCGGCCCAATCGGGGATCATTTGCCCGGCGCTGTCCGCGGCGTCCGTCGGCGCCTGCAGGGTGATCCGGTGCCGAAGGTCGCCCGCCGTCTTCGTCGTTCGATGCGGCGGGAGATCCTGCCGCGTTTTGTCTCGGGGCCGCATCAGTACGCCCCCGTCCAGAGGTTGTCGAGGATCGCGATCGCGCCTTCCGGCATCCCTCGCATCGTCGGATCGCGACCGTCCCCGCGGTTCCGGCTCCAGTAGGTCAGGGCCGCGAAGATCGCCGCGTCGGCTCTCGCCGGCCAGCCGTTCGATGCTCCGTACCCGGCCACGAACTCCACCTCAACCGCCTTGAGTCGCCCCGTCTGCAGTGGAGGCCAAACCTTGTTCGGGGCCGGAGCGATCAGGGGCGGCGAATGCTCAAGCCACACCTGATAGTCCGTGTCTGCCACCAGCGTCGTCAGCGTCCCGTTTACGTCCCGATACTTCACCGAGGACACCGAGGGCACCGGATCGCGAGGCAGCCTGATGCACCCGTCGCACGGCCAGTCGTCGAGCGTTAACTTCAGCGTCTGGTTGACCCACGCCCGGCCGGTGTGCTCTTCGGCATACTCCCGGGCGGCCGTGATCCACCTCGCAACGAGCGCATCCTCCGTGTCGAGGTCGATGCGGGCGTGCAGTTTCGCGTGTTCCACCGTCACAGGCTCGCGAAGCGGCGCGGTGACGACGGAGAGGCCGTGGTTCATGTCACCCCGCACTCACGCCGATTTCGCACACCTGGGAGCCGGTTCCCGCGATGTCGATGGTCTTCTTGCCGGAGGCCACATCGGGCGTCGATTCGTTGATCAGAAACTGCACCCCGTCGCCCGGATCGAGCGAGATGCTCCACGTCGTTTCGCTCGAGTCGAGACAGAACCCGTTCGACGCCCCCTTGCCGACCGTAATCTTGTTGGAGTTCGTGCTCGGAGCCTTGATCGTGAGACAGCACACCTTCAGGCCGGTGAAGTCCACCGTCGCGCCGTCCGAGTCGTTCGCCATCGCAGTGAGGTCGATCGTCGCGGCGCCCGCGGACATCGCCTTCGAAGTCATCGCGGACTTCGTGACTGGCGGCGTCGTGCTCGACGTCTTCGCATTGTCGCCCGTCCAGTCGGTGGTCAGCCCGTCCTCCGTGACGGTGTTGTCGCCGGAGTTGATGAAACTGCCCGTATACGTCGTGAGGACGCGATGCTGGATCTTCGCTTGCAGTTGCTTCGTCTGCGGCATTTCAGCCTCGCGTGCAAGGGATTCGTTGGCCGTCTCGCGGGCCGTTGAATGTCAGCCGAACATCGCCCGATCGCGCCACCCAGCCCGCGTCCGCGCTGAAGTCCGGATAGGGGTGGCTGAGCATCAGGTGCGATTCGACGACGTAGCCGAAGACGATGAAGCGGACTTCGCCGGTCGTGTCTTCGACTTGGTATTTGTTCGGCCTCATCTCACAGCCTCGCGCCTTCGACGTACAGGATGGCAACGCCATCTTTTGCGGCACCAGCGTTGCTCACGTTGAGCGTCAGCGGCCCGAATGCCACGCTGGTGGCCGTCGGGACTGCCGTTTCGGTGTTCGCGGTGTCGCGGTTTGCTCCCGCGCCTTGCATCACGTCGTAGCCTTCGGCGTCGGTGATCGTGATGTCGTAGTTGTCGTCGGGCGCCGTTGTTCCCGGGTCGGTCACGAGAGCAATCACGCGGCCCGCGTACACGCCAGGCGTGATGAGATCAGCCGCGCCGCCCGCCGAACTCGTCCACGTCCACTTGATCTTGTGGATGTGCACGATCGAGCGTTCAAGGACTGTGACGGTGCCCGCCATTGAGTCGTTGCTCCCGAACGATCCGTTCGAGGATCGCCACGTTCTGCTCCAACGCGGCCAGCCATTCCGCGGGGCAATCCCCGGAGGCCGCGTCCTCGTGATGCTTGAGCACCATCCCGGTGACACCGCTCAAGCCCTTCACGACCCACCGCCAGACATCGCCGGCTTCCAGCATCAGTAGCCGATGATCTCGATGAGGAACTTGCCGGCGGTGTACGTGCCGGCCGTGCCGCCCGCCCCGCCGGTCAGGTACAGGTAATCGCCGGCAGCCGGAACCGCAGTCGAGCCCTTCACGGTGCCGTTCGCCCACGCGCCGCCGGCGGTGATGAGCGCGGTCTCGGTGAGCGTCCCGATCCCGGCGTCGAACACGCCGGTTGCTTCGTTGGCCGTGTACAGGTCGATGTCGGTCACGCCGCCCGCCGGAAGCTCCAGGCAGGTCATGCGGATGGCTTCGATGGTGCCGTTCTTCGCGGCCGTGATTCGCCCGATGTGCGCCGCGGACGAACCAGTGCCGATGATGTCGAGATCCGTGGTGGACGAGCCGAGGCCGGTCAGGTCGATGTAGATGCGGGTCGTGATGATCCCGCCCACCTTCTGCACGCTCGTCTTGTAGACCGTGCCGGTGCCGCCGGTGATGCCCGCGCCGGCCTCCGTGGCGAGGATGGCCGTCGCGTCGTCCAACTTGGAAAACTCCGTCGCGCTGACGGTTGTTCCGGATTCGTCCGCGTAGATCACGGAGCCGTTGAGGTGGATGTTGCCACCCTGATCGGCGTACCAGCGATTCGGCTCGTGTCCTGCTTCCGTTGCCGGCATGACCGCACCCTCGAGACGGTGTTCTTTGAAACAACCCGGCGAGTCACGCCGGGCTTATGGGACGGCTTAGACCAACTGCGTGGACAGCGGGCCCTTGCGCGGATGGCCCTGGACCCAAACCGCGGAGTGAGCGAAGTTGCCGGAGTTGGCGGCCGGGGTGATCGTCACGCGGACGTACCGCTTCGGGCCGATGTACCCGATCTTCCACACCTTGTCGTCGTCGCTGAAAAGGAAGCCGGGCGACTCGGTGCCGACGAGGTAGGCGTCGGCCACGGCCGCATTGTCGCCGAGGGCGGAATCGTCGCCGTCTTCCACGAGAATCGTGAACGTGGCGTCAGTGTCCGCGATCGAGCCGAGGCTGAGTGCGAAGGTGAGCGACCCGAACCCGTTGGTGTCCACGATCGTGGACACGATGGCCGTGGTGCCGGTCGGCGCGGCCGCGGGCGGCGAGATGGCGCGGCTGATTTTCAGTTCGCTGGCTTGGTCGAGCATCATGGCTCAGGACTCCACGGGCGTGAATCGTTCGGGGAAACGCCCGGCGGCTTGCCGGGCGGCGGTTTTCAGTTCGATCAGGCGAGGATGAGGCGGCTGAACGCTTCGGCGAGAACCGGCATCCCGTCCGTCTCCTTCGCACCCATGAACAGCACTTGGTTCTTCAGCGCACCGAGTTCGTTGAGCCGTTGGACTTCGAAGCCCATCGAATCCACGATCCAGTAGTGCGAGAAGTCGCCGAAGATGCCGATGTACTGCTGCGAGGTGAACGTGCTCGGAGCGTACTCGGACATGACGTAGGGGCGGCCCGCGATCGTGTCGGGCTGGCCGCCCGTGATCCCCGGACCCCACAGGTACTCGCCGGTGCCCGTCTTGAGCTTGCGGGCCCGCTTGATGAAATCGCGGTGGAACACGCCCGTGGCGCGGGCCTGGTAGCTGGCCTTTAGGTTGTAGAGAAGGTCGAGCACCTCATCCGCCGTGAACGCCGTGCCGCTCGCGCAGGTCACGTCGCGACTGGTCGGGATGCCGTCGTTGGAGGCCGTGAACACGCCCAGCGGGCGCTGCACGCCGGATCCGGTGAGGAACGCCTTTTCTTCGGTGATCCCGAACTTGTAGCCGAGGCGGTCGATGATGAAGTTCTCCGGCGAGCCGATGCCCGCCGCGACGCGGAGGAACTTCTTGCCGGCCTTGACGAGCTTCGTGTCGAGGTGCGGGATCATCTCCCGTCGCCCGAACGTCATCGCGTCGTCTTCACTGATGTCCGAGGCCGGGATTTCCGGCGTCCAATCCGCGTCGCCGGGGTCCGAGTCGTAGGACGGAGCCCCGATGCTGACGGCCGACTCCAGCGGCGGCAGCACGTTCGCGATCCGGCGGATGAACACATTGTCGTCGAGGAACTTGATGAGCCGGCTCGCCATCGCCGTCGTGGCGAGGTAGCCGCCCTTCGAATCCTTCGAGGTTTGCAGGCCGAGCCGCTCGGGGTCGCCGGAGCCGAGCAGGTACTCGTTGAATTTGGAGGCGTAATCGTCCGTCGCGCGGGCGGCGAGGTTCGAATTGCCGTTCAGCCGGAGCTTGTGGCGGCCGAAGTCCACCGCCAGGAGTTCGCCGGTGTCGCTTCGCGGGGATGCGCCGCGGCGGTCGGTCTGCCGCTGCGGCATCTCCTTCTCGTAGTCGTCGTACCGCTTCGCGCGGTCGGCGAGCGAATCGACCTTCTTGCGGTCTTCGATCTCCGCCGAGAGCTTGTCGATTTCCGCGTCGCGAGTCTCGTACTCGCCGTGCTGGTCGGTCGTGAGCTTCCCGTCCTTGGCGTTCGCCAAGAGCTTGCGGTTGTCGGACACGAGCTTCATTCGCTCGTCCAGCAGTTCCTTCATGGACTTCGACATTGTGGCACCCCAGCGGATTTGCCGGGGTGGAACGCGAATCGCCGTTGCGTAATAGACCCCGGCGATACGGTGTTTCCGTTTCGCAGTGGGTCGCGAACGCAACGGCGCAAGCGACTTGTGAATTGTGCTTTTACCTTAGCATCACCGGCCAGCGAACGTCAATAGGCAAAACCGATAGATTCGGAAAAATCCATCGGCCATCACGATTTCGGGTTGTAGATCTCGCCGTCGAGCACGTTCATCGCCGAGTATTTCTCGTCGCCGAAGTCGCCGTACCGTAGATATCGGACCGCGGTTCGGGCCGCATCCTGCAACCTGAGCAGTTGTAAGACACGGACCGCAACCGGGGACCGCACCGGGCCCTCGGAGTGCGACTCAGCCCATTGTTGCAACTCGGCGTCGCTCACGATCACTCGCCTTTCAACTTCAGGCCGTGGACCGCAAGTTTCTCGCGAACATCGGACGGACAGGTCCCGCGGAACCCTTTGATGGCAAGCAAATCCCACAACTGCCTATCGCACAATTCGCCAATGGTGCGGATCCCTGCCGATGTGACAATTGTCTGAGATCGCACCGAAAGGCCGAGGTCGGAGATGGGGCGATCGAGCATCGGGTTCCTTGGTGCCAGCTTCGCCTGCCACTCGCCGCACCAGTCGCTTAAAAAGACGGCCGGGAACTCATTCCTTGCGGCAAAAGGCGGATACCTCCGGCATTCGCCCGTAGGCTCATCGTTCTCCTGCTCGTATCGCTTGAGCGAGATGCGACGCTCGCCAGCGCCAGCCGAATCCGACTCCCACTCGATTAAGCCGTCTTCGCCTGCGATCCGAGCCACCGGCTTCAGCAATACGCGAAACCGGCACGTCTCGCACTGTTCCGGTCGCGGCTCTTCGACGGTCGGGAGTGGATTCTTGCTCATGTCTGCCTTTGTATTCATCTTGCATCGCCAATTAATCTTCCGCGGGGCCATTTTGGCGACTAGACTGGTGGTGAAGAAACACTTCTCCCAAGAGGCCCGTGTCATGCTCAAGATCACTGCGGCAACCCTGCTTCTCACATCAGTTGGCGTGGCGATTTACTCCACGCAGGCCTCGCCTCCGGCCCCGCCTGCCGCACAGGCTACCGCCCAGCCCGCCGCAGCCACGGCCGCTCAGCAGTCGGTCGCGGGCCAGCCAGCCCCGCCCGCGGGCGTGCCCGCCTCCTTCCGCGTCCAGTTCCGCACATCCGCTGGCGACGTGGTGAATGTCGTGGCCCCGTACTTCGGCGCCACGCTCACCGGGAACCGGATCGACCGCGAACTGGTGTGGAGCATCCCGTCGGTTCCGTATCGGTTCCAGACCGGCACGGAGACGTTCACGAGCGGCGTCGTCGAGGTCCACTGCTTCGCCGACAACGTGCCCAGCCCGATTTGGGCGCTCGTCATCGGCGGCGGCCAGTACCGCGTCACGATCAGCGGCACATCGCAGACCGCGCCCGGCAACTTCAACTTGGCGTTCGCGCCCGGAACGTACTACGGGATCACGTACGACTCGATCGTTGTTGGCCCCTGACCAGCCGACAGTCACGATGCGGCCAACTCCCTTTCGCGCTGCCGCTGACGCAGGAGCAGGACCGAGGCGTCGACCGCGTCGGGCTGCTTCTCCGGCTCCGCGGCGGGCGGCGGCGGGGCGGATTCATCCGGCTCGCCAAACCGCATGTTCAGATACCGCTCGACGAACCCGGTGAGCCGCTCGGAGATTTCCTCGCGACTCTTGCCGTCGAAAAGCCCGTCCAGCAGTTCCACGCCGCGTCGCAGATCTTCGTCGCGCAGGCCTTCCGCGGACAGCAGGCCGTCTACCGCGTCGCCGACGTCCACGATATCGCTGCCGAGCAGCTTCTCGGGGAACCAGAGAGGCGGCAGTTCCTCACCGGTCGCCGGGTCCGTCTCTAGGGTGCCGTCCTTCTTCTTGCGGTACACCTTCTTCGGCTTGACCACGATACTCGACGAGATCGCCTCCGGGTCGCTCTCGGCGAGGTCCATGACGTACTGGCCGAGCGGCTTTCCGCCCTTCGGAGGCGTCTGCATCGCCGTCTCGTCGAAGAACAGGTCCGCCCGAACCGCCGGCACCGTCCGCCCGGCCGCGTTCACGGTTTCGGACATGAAGAAGTCTCGCGCCCGGCCGAGGTAGTTGCCCAGCCCGTCCTGGCACATGGTCGGATGCGTGAACCGGCTCCGGATGCCAACCTTGGATGCGTTGCCGAGTTGCTCGAGGAGTTGCAGCCCTTCGAGATTGAACTCGCCGCGACCTTCCGACTTGAACGGCCCGGCCTGCGCGACGACGTAGCCGCGGAGCACGTTCTTCTCGCGGTCCACCTTGATCGGGCGGCCGTGCGTCATGGCGCGAAGCATTTGCGGTTCGCGGAGGTTTTCATTGGACATCGTTCATCTCCTTGAGCAAGAGCGGTTTCGTCCAGGACATCGCGCAATCCAGCGGCCGGGACTGCCACGAGGCGAGTGCCTCAAATACACTTTGAGGATGACCGCAGCACCCACGGCCGCCAACTTCAAAAGCCTTCTCGGGATGCAATTCAACAGGCTCACGGTTCTTGCATATGCCGGCAAACGGTCCGATCGGCACAGTTGGCTTTGCAGGTGCAAATGCGGACAAGAGAAGGTCGTGATTGGGGCCAACCTGTCTCGGGGTCTGACTCGTAGCTGCGGGTGCCTGAGGGACGATCGAATCGCCGCCGCCGTCGCGACTCACGGCATGAGCAAAAGCCCCGAGTACGTAACTTGGGAGGCCATGCGCGGTCGATGCCTCAACCCAAACAACGAGAAGTTTCGGCTGTACGGCGGATCGGGTGTCACAGTTTGCGATGAGTGGGACTCGTTCGAGTCTTTCCTCTCGCACGTCGGCCCGCGACCATCCCCAAGACACACCCTCGACAGATTTCCAGATAGGTCCGGAAACTATGCGCCCGGAAATGTGCGATGGGCCACCCAAAAGCAGCAGTGCCGAAACAAGAGCGTCAATCACAGCCTTACTCATGATGGCAAAACCCTGTGTATCGCCGAGTGGTCTGAGGTAACGGGCATCTCGCAGAACACTTTGCTCATGCGAATCCGCAAGGGCTGGCCTGCCTCAAAGGCACTCACCTTGCCTGTTCAACCAAGAGCGAAACGGAGTCGTCAAGCACCACCTCCGCGATCGGCATGAATATCGCGGACGAGCAGGCGAAGGGCCTGTCCCGCCACGACTTGAGCATGTCTGCTGATCGAGCAGGCCATTCCTCCGGCTGGCATTCCATCGCAGTAAGAATTGACGCCCTGCTCTCGTCGACCCACTTGGCTGCCGCAGATTCAGGATCGATTTGGCCGCCCCCGATGACTGTGGCCAATCGCAGCACGGGAGACATGGCCTTGGCAAGTTTTTCTTGATGCTTCGGGTAGAACGTGTCCATCGACGCAAGTGCCTCTTTCGGCTTTCGGATCCATCTCGAAACCTGATTGATCTCTTCTTGAAGCAGCATGGTCAGGCAGTCTTCGGCCGCCGCACGGGAGGCCTCCACCTGCAGCACCATCGGCTTCTTCGCGGCAGACGGCGCAGCGGGAGCCTTCGCCGGAGGTGAATCGGCAGGAGTCGCATCGGGCGACGCCGGTGCCGCCGGAGGCTGCTTCGCCTTGCTGATCTCGATGCTCGCGGAGGCACCCGTCATCAGGTCGCCGGCGGGTTGCCAGTTGACCGGCACGAACCGCTTGTTGCCCTCGTCGCCCGGCAGCGCGTTCATGTCTTCGAGCCCGCGCACGTCGTTCGCATCGTACGCGCCGATCTCCCGCATCAGGCGGTAGAACTCGCCGCGGGTCTTCATGTCGCCGCGGAGCAAGGCATTGACGTTGTGCTTCGAGTACAGACGCGGCGGGGCGAGCATCTTGCGGTCGTACTCTTGCTCATCAGCCACCAAGAGCGGCATGACCACATGCGTGAGCGTTTCGATGCTCTGGTGCTCGATGTTGCTCCACGTCGCGCGGCCCATTTCGGCCAGCCAGTGCGGCGGGACGTTGAGCCACCGGGCGACCTCGATCACCGTGAACTGCCGGCTCTCGAGCAACTGCGCCTTGGCGGGGTCGATGGCCCCGGCTTCCGCGATCCACTCCCAGCCGCCCCATAGAACGCCCGTCTTGCTTCGATTCTTCACCCCGCCGTGATTCTGGCCCCATTCGTTTCGGAACCGCTCGCGGGCCTGTTGGGGCGGATTGCCGGGATGTCGCAGAAGCCCGCCCGGCCGCATGTCGTTCTGGAAGAACCGCCCGGCAGACTGGTTGGCCGCAATTCCTTCGCCGAGACTTTCGATCGCAAAGTCGACGAACCCCTTGCCCGTCACGCCGTCTTCCGTGATGTGCGGGACGTAAAGCATGTCCGCAGATTCGACGCGGCGCCGGCCGTCAACCATGAAGTGCGGTACATCGTCGTCATCGTCGAACTCGACTTCCACTCGCCACGGAGCAATCGGCCACAGCCGAGCCGCCCGGCCGGCGCCGTCCCATCCGATCTCCGCGCAGAGCGAACCGAAGAGAGGCTTCCAGAACTGCATGAAGAAGCGGGCCTGAAACGCCGTCTGTGCCGGATTGAACTGCACGTTGAGCAGGTTGCTGACGGAGTTCGTCGGCCGCTCCTCGCGGCCCTTGTCCGTCTTCTCGTACACGCCGACCGGCAGCATCGCCTTCAGCCCGGCCATCCGGTTGCACGCCGCGAACACCGCGCTCAGGGTCAGCGCTTCCATCTCATCGACGTGGACGCCCGCCGAGGATTCGTTCCTCGCCCACATGATTCCGGGCGTCTCGGAGTACGCCTTAATTCCCGTCGTCACCCGCGTTTGCAGGCTCGGCATCCCGCGCGGGAACAGGCGGTCGAGAATGGACATGGCTGTGGTGACTCCAGAGGCCAGCGGCGAGCAACAGCACGCCGAGGGCGATCAAGGCCGATGGAACGTGGATCAGGCTGATGCCCGTGAACAACAGCAGGGTGCCGATGGCGGCGATGTAGTCGGCGATGGTCACACGACCTCCGTGGCGCTTTTCGAGACGGAGAAGCGGTTGCTGAACCAATCGCCGCACCAGTGGTAATTGAACGTCTGCGGCCACGCCGCAGACCCCGGGCTGGCAACGTCAGCCACCGGAGCCCTTCGTCGGCAAGCCGCAGCAACCAGTCCGCCGCGGGCGGCGACCCACTCACTGCCGCTCCAGAATCGGCACGTCTCGCAGCGATCCGGGCGAGGTTCTTCGGCAACAGGAAGTTCGGTTCGCTCGCTCACTTGGCCTCCACGATGATCGGCTCGTCGTCATCATCGAACACCGGCTGCGGATCGAACGGCTCTCCGCGCGAATTGCAGTAGAGGCCGCCGACGATGGGCAGTTGATGTTTGGGCAGGTAGACCGGACTTGCGCCGGGCGGAAGCAGTCCGCCCTTGCCGTCGAGAGTCACCCCGCCGGGTCCGATATCGAGAATCGACACAGTGTTCGTGGATACGTGGAAAATGCCGCGAGGCGCGGGCGCGGAGGGATCGCCGTGGAGCACCAATTCTTCTTCTTGCTTCGCATCGAGATCGACGGCCGCCCGCATCTTCTCGCGGAGACGAGCGAGTATCGTTGCCTCCAAACTGTCGCGAACCGAGCAGAAGTCAGCCGGCGACTCGACCGGGAAGAACCCTTCTGCGGCAAAGTGCGGCGCGAAGATCGGGGCCGCACCGTCCGGCACGAGGTAGCCGCCCGTGTTGTCCGCGTTCGTGAACTCTACCATGCGTCAAATCCTCCACCCTCGCCGCACGGAACGGCCGTCAACGCCCCGTCCATCGCGTCCAGCATCGCCATCACGCCATCGATGCTCTTTCCGGAGTGCGGCGTCGGCTTCACCGGGCGGATGTTCTGATTCTTGTCCGCCCACACCTCAACGTGCCCGACCTGCCACGTCAGCACCGCGTTCCCGGGATGCTGGATCAGGCCGACCGACACCCGCCGCTCCAGTTCCTTCGCGAGCGGCGTGAGGGCCATCACCGTCTGCGGAACCGCGTGCAGCCGCTTGTCCTCGCTCGTGTCCGGCAATTCCGAATCGTAGTCCGGGTCGATGCCGATCCGCCGCGCGAGCCTCCGCACAAGGTCCGTCGCGTAGGTGCGGTCAAAGTAGATGCCGCGAACCTGAAGTTCGTACTGCTCAATGACTTCGGCCAAGTCCTCAAGAACGATGTCGTAGTTGACGACGCTGCCGGGAATGAGGCTGATGGCCTTGTCTTCCGCCCACTTCGCGAACGGGAACAACCGCGTTCGCTCGTTCGCCGTCGCCGCGGGCAGCCAGAACATCGGCCACACCCGAATCGCCTCCACCACCTCGGCCTCATCCGAACCGAACTCCTCGCTCGGCTTCTTCTCGGACTTGAGCGGGGCCGATTCTTCCGGCCACGGGACGAGAAACGCGGCCGCTGTCATGTCCTTTGTTCGGGACAAGTCCAGCCCAAGATAGCATTCCTGCCCGCGCAGATCTTCGAGCGTGAAGGATCGCTGGCCCAACTCCCACCCGATCGTGTCGAGCCACTGGTTTGTACTACCGACCCACAGATTGAGCCGGTACTGCTTGAACCGCGCGACCTCGCGCGGGTTGCCCTTGCTCCGCTGCCAGTCCGCCTTGAACTCGTCGGCCTTGACGACGTAACCCCATGCCGGGTTCGCCATCTTCCCAAGCTCTTCAAGCCGCTCTTCGATCTCGGCTTCCGTCAATTTCTCGGGCGCCGAGTATTCCACGTGCAGGTAGTGCAGGTCGTCCCGCTTGCCGCTGTTGACGTCTTGGCCGTCCTTGTACCGCTTGTGCCCGTAGCTGCTCGGATCGTCGCCGGCCGTGCTCACCGCAAAGTTCAGCGGCTCCTTCCGCGAGATCCCCGCGCGCCCGACTCGCTCCATCATTTCGAAGTCCGTGACGTGGCATTCGTCGATGAACACCGAGCCGTTCAGGCCTTCCTTGCTCTTCGCGCCGCGAGAGTCGTCGCCCGTGAGGATCATCATCACGGAGTTGGTCGGGAGGTGCTGAATCGAAAGGACCGAGGCGTGCAGTTTGCAGTCCGCCGAGAGTTGCGGGCTCTGCCGCACCATCTCGAACGCATGGCGCTGGGCAATCTTGGCTTGGTCGCCGTTTTTCGCCGCGGTGTAGACCTTCTGGCCCTGCTCGCCGTCGCCGCAGAGCATGTAGAGTTCAATCGCAGCCAGCAGCGGGCTCTTCGTGTTCTTCTTCGAGCACCACAGGCCGCCGTGCGTGAACCGCCGAATCCACTGGCCCCAATCGTCCGACCACCGCACCCAGCCGAACAGCCGCATGATGAGATCGCGCTGAAACGGGATCAATTTCAGCGATTGGCCGGCGAACTCCCCTTCGTAGAGGCAGCAGTATTGTTCGATCCAGTTGCAGACCGCCTCGCCGCGCTTCTCGTTGAACCGCATCCCCGCCGCCGCCGCCTTTTCATCGGCTTTGTTGCGGATCCACTTCCGGGTTGTGGCGTCTACGGTCATCGCTTCCTGCGAGTCTTTCCTTCAGGCAAGTCCATGTGAGCATCGATGTCGGCCGGCCGGGACTCGACTTTCGCTTTCCGAGGCCCTTCATCGGCCACCGGGAGAGCCGCGCGGTCTTTCGGGCTCAAGCCGAACCGCGCCGCGAGTTTCTCCACCTTGTCTGTCGCGATCCCGAGGGCCGTAAAAGCCTGCGTCGCCGGGTCTTTCCCCGCTACGGTCGCCGCCTTCTCCCACAGCGACCACCAGACGCAGAACACCTTCAGGAGCGGCCCGTCACTCGGCCAGATCGTACCCGGGCGGGTTTCGATCACCCGGTCCCACATTTCCGCCGCCCGCTCGTCGAGGTCGTCCGGCTTGTCCGGCAGGCCGGGTGCGTCGCCCTCGCCGTTCCGCCACTTCTCGAGATTCTCCGGCAGCGGGCCGTGCTTGTTCGGGCGGTACGTGCCGTCCACAAGATGCTGCTCAAGCGGTTTCTTGGGCCGACCCATCAATCACCCCGGGGTTTGCCTGCCGATAGATCAACTCGGCCTCCGCGTAATCCCGAACCGCCGCCGCGACCGCCGCGAGTTCGGTAAGCTCGATCCGAACCGGAACGCCGCCGACCTCCGGGAGCCGGGTCATGAGATGCATCTTCAGCCGATCGAGCACTTCACGCATCACGCCACCCCTTTCGGCTTCCGCCCGAATCCGCCGTCCTGAGCAACCGTCTTCTGCGAGTGGTGCGAGTGACACAGCGACTGCAGATTGCCCGGGTCGAGCCGCAGCGAATCGTCGCCGCGGTGGGCCCTGATGTGATCCACATCCGTCGCCTGTTCGAACACGCCGCCTTCGAGGCATCGGACGCAGAACGGATGCTCCCGGAGGTGCGTCGCGCTCAGCTTCCGCCAGGCCGCGTCGTAACCCCGCTTCGCCGCCGACGGGCGACGTCGAGCCATCGCCGTGAACGATCGAGACGAGGCCATGCGCGATTCCGTTGTATCGTCAACCCCAATCGTATCCACGAACATTATCGGCGTCAACGATGAACGCGGGTTGACGGCGGCGCCCGCTGCGACCAAACTGTACGGCACGCCATGTCGCAAGACGCACAGGCAAGACGCCCCGCGGAAGGGATTGTCGGACGGGACGGGCCGGCCTCATCGACGGGGCCGGATACTAGGAACACGGCGGCGAGACATCCGCACCCCGCGCCCTCATAGCCTGCACATCTCACCTCTTGCCCTAAGGGGGTAGGGGGTTCAACCGCCCCGTGTAGGCGGCGAAGCAGCCGGATCGTGAGACAGGATCGATTCCGCCGCGAGCACGCAGTCCCCATCTTCGGCCACGCGACCCCTTTTTAGACGAAAAGACCAAATTCCTGCGCGGC